GAACCGGAGAGTCTTACGAAGAGTACAGGTACTTCCTTCCTACAGTAGCTCCGATTCATTTCGAGTCTAAAGATCTAGTTGTAGATCCTTATACACTCGGGGCGTGGCTTGGTGATGGGAGTTCTGCTGGTGGATCTATAACCACTGCAGATCCAGAGATCTTAGAGTATATTCCTTACACTTCTAAGAAGTGGGCGTCAAAGTACTTGTATGGTCTTCGTGGGCTGCATACAGATCTTAAAAAGATTGGAGCGTATAAGAACAAGCATATTCCGCAAGAGTATCTCTTCGGCAGTCTTGATCAACGTGTAGCATTACTTCAAGGTATAGTAGATACTGACGGAACTATCCAAGCTGATGGTAAAAGATTCAGTATCACTACTAAGAGCGAAGTTCTTAAAGATGGATACGTAGCTCTTATACGCTCTCTTGGCGGCACAGCTACGGTTGGTATCACTTACTGCGCTCCTAAAGTTGGAGCAGAAAAGAGGCCTTATTGGGCTATTACTGCTAGGGTGCCAGATGGTATAATCCCATGCAGACTATCTAGGAAAAGACAGCAGTGGGTAGGCTCTATCAAAACTAAGAGTGCTATCATCAGTATCAAGCCTGTTCAAGATGACTATGCCCGGTGCATCACTGTTGAGAACGAAGATGGGCTGTACGTCTGTGATGACTACATGCTCACTCATAACAGCCATTGTATCGCTGTGTATTGTACGTGGAAGATCACGTACGAACCATGGACCACTATCGTTTATCTGGCCTCCCAGGATGACCTAGCTAAGGCTCAGCTGTTTGCTATCAAGCAGATGATGACAAGTGATATCTACACCTCCCTGTGGCCCGAGATGTTCACGGAGCAGCGTGGTGTTAAAGGAGAAAGAGGTACTTGGTCGGCTTTTGCATTTGACGTGGATCACCCTACTCGTCGTGAACGTAGTGTGCGAGATCACACGATGCAGATCAAGACGGTTAAGAGTAATGCACAGGGTCTACACTGCGACGGTCTTGTCTTTGACGATGTGGTGGTACCCCAGTTTGCTGATACCGGTGCAGGACGAGGAGAGCTTTCTCGGTCACTGGGTTACTATTCTAGTATTCTTAATGCTGGTGGATGGATCAAGGCGGTTGGTACTCGGTACCATCCGGAAGATGCGTACCAATCGATGATCGACGCTACGATCCCTCAGTGGGACGAGGAGGCGCAAGACTTCGTAGGTGAGATACCAGCATGGGACGTGATGGAACGTGTCGTAGAGGACTCCCCACAGCGTCTGGGGACGGGTAATTTCCTGTGGCCTAGGACTGAGTGCCCTCAGACTGGCAGGAAGTACGGATTCGATATCCGAGAGCTTGCTAAGATCAAAGCTGACTACGTTTCTCACCAAGGCTTGATTCATTTCTATTCTCAGTACTACAACGATCCTAACGACGTAGGTACTCAACGTATTAGCAGGAGTCAGTTCCAGTACTATGATCAAAAATTCCTCACAACCAGAAACGACAAGATCTTCTATCGTAACCAGAAGCTTAACGTATATGCTGCAATGGATGTGGCGTGGTCTGAGAGTGAGCGCGCTGACTATACAGCTATTGCTGTTATCGGTATTGATTCCGATGGGTACATTTATGTTCTGGAGCTTGACCGTTTTCGAACGTCTGACTTCCTCACTTACTATGAGCGCATCCAAGCGTTGCACCGTAGATGGTTCTTCCGTCAGCTCATTGTCGAAACGAATGCGGCAGGATCTCTTGTTGCACAGGAAGTTGAGAATCATGTCCGTAGAAACGGAGACACTCTTACTGTGGTTAGACGTGCCAAGAATAGCCGAAGCGGTGGTAAGGTGGAGAACTGGGCAGCAGTCCTCGAACCAAGATACCACAGCAAAAGTGTATTACATTACACCGGAGGACTTATCCCGACGCTCGAAGAAGAGCTGATGTCGGCTAAGCCCCGTCACGATGACTTAAAGGATGCTCTCTGCGCTGCAGTAAGCATCGCTAAAGCCCCATCTGCTGGACGCAGTGTGGACTACGAAAAATTGAACGAACGTACCAACGTGGTGGTTGGGCGATTCGGTGGAAGAATGCGCGCAAGATGAACGAAGCGACTCACGCCGACATTCTACGAAGAGTAGAAAAAGTAGAAATCGACGTAGCCGTACTTGATTCCAAATCAAACAGGCTACATCAAGATATGAAAGACGTCGATAAGAAAGTCGATCTTATAGTTCACTCATTAAGTGAGCTTAAGACATCTCAACAAGTAACTAATACTCGGATCATTGCTATCCCTGCGATCCTCGCAGCTGTGTGGACTCTGATCCAGATCGCTAAGAGTGTACATATCGTATGAGTGGTGCAAATTCCGTAGACTTTGATCTCATCCCGGAGCAGCCGATAGCGACTGAGATCGCTGGCCTATGGACCACGTGGGATGGGGCACGTGCTGAGTGGCGTGCACGCGTCGAAGAGAACAAGAAGTACGTGTACGCAACTAGTACGCGTGAAACTACGAACGTAGTTAATCCTCATTCGCATACTACTCATATTCCGAAGATCTCCCAGATCTATGATAACCTCCTTGCGAACTACTTCAGTGCACTGTTCCCTCATGAGGACTGGCTGAAGTTCTTTGGGAATGATCCTATTGCTGAGGAGTTCGATAAGAAGCGGGCGGTACTTGCGTACATCAATACGAAGCACAGGCTGAATAACTTCCAGAATATCATGCTCCAACTCCTTGGAGATTGGATCCTTACTGGGAATGCGTTCGCTGGGGTAACGTACGTACAAGAACACCACGTGAATCCGGTTACCGGAGAGCTGATGGTAGGGTACGTAGGGCCTAAAGTGTACCGTATCTCCCCTGATGACATCGTTTTTAACCCTCTAGCTACCGATTTTCGCTCTGCTCCGAAGATAATTCGGAGCATTAAGACCCTCGGAGAGCTTCATAGGGACGCAGAAGAGTACCCAGCACTTGGTTATTCGACTGAAGTGATCGATATCATCACTAAGAACCGTGAAGTACTCAAGAATTTCACCGATACGTCGGTAAATAAGCACATCCAGATGCAATATGACGGCTTCGGCACTGCATCTGTGTACTATAAGTCTGGATATGTCGAGATCCTCGAGTTCTACGGCGATATTTACGACACAAATGAAGGCGTCTGGTACAAGAACCACGTAATTACTGTGGTAGACCGGATGTATGTGGTTCGAAATGAACCCCTGAACACTTGGAGCGGCCGCCCGTACATCTATCATTGTGGATGGAGACCTCGCCCAGACAATCTGTGGGCGATGGGCCCGCTCGATAACCTAGTCGGGATGCAATACCTGATTGATCACCTCGAGAATGCTCGAGCTGACGCATTCGATCAGATGATTGACCCCGACCGAGTAATTAAAGGTGATGTGGACATCGAGCAGCGTGGGGGCGCTATCGATTACTACGTGAATGACCCGAGCATCGGTGGCGATGTTCGATATCTGGCTCCGGATACCACGGTTATGAATGCCGACTTCCAGATCCAGCGTAAAGAAGCTCAAATGGAAGAGTACGCTGGAGCACCACGAGAAGCAATGGGCATTCGTACCCCTGGCGAAAAGACTGCATTCGAAGTGAGCTCGCTTCAGAATGCAGCTGGCCGGATCTTCCAGAATAAGATTACGTATTTCGAATCTGAGTTCATGGAGCCGTTGATTAATGGCGAAGTAGAAGTATCTCGGATCAATCTTGATGGTACTGACATCGTACGGATTCTTGACGACGACTACGGTGTCACTGAGTTCCTCCGTATCACTCAGGCTGACCTGATGTCAAACGGTACCCTGATCCCCATGGGGGCTCGTCACTTCGCGCGGCAAGCTACACTGGTACAGAACCTGATGCAGTTCAGCCAAGCCATGATGGGCGACCCGATGCTTATGCAGCATTTCCCGGCAGAGAATCTTGCACGGGCTTGGGAAGATCTCCTCGGGTTCAAGCGGCTTGAACTCTTCCGTAAGTACGGACGTATCGAAGAAGAGATGGAGCTAGCTCGGTTGCAGTCCGCAGCGCAGAACCAGCTCCAGACTGAACAGCAGATGACTGATCAAATGGCAATGGAAGGGCAACCTACAGTATGAGATTGAACTCATCGCTAACCCGTGGCCTAGATGAAGCGGAGATCTCTAAGCTAGCTAATGAAATCAAGCATAGCGTGCTTGCTAAGCAGCTTAGAGAGTTCCTACGTAAAGAGATAGAACTGTCGTATCGCGCAGAAGAGCAGGTAACTGCTGAGCACGATAACCTTCAGTTCTATTTAAAGGAAGTCGGTGAGAGACGAGGCTACCGACAAGTCCTTAACCTTATCCTCGAGGAGTAAATTTATGACTGGTGACAACCAGGACCCGGTGACCCCGGATAGCACAGCACCTAAGTTCGGAACTGACCAAGGCACGAGCGGAAGTACTGGGCAATTTGGCAAAGAGGATCTTGAGAAAGTACTGAACCAGAACCGTCACGCACAAGACCACATCAAGACTCTCGAGTCTGAGACTGCGGCTATGCGGGCGGAACTCCAGCGCCTCCAAGAGGAACTGGCGCGTTCACGTTCTATCGATGAACTCCTTGATGCCATGCGGCAACAAGATCACAACGAGCCCGGGCCGACAGCCCCGCAGTTGAATCAAGAAGAGTTGCTGAAAACGCTTAAGAACGAAGTGTTCAGGGACCTGACGCTTGCGCAGCAACGTGAAATCGAAGTAAAGAATTGGAACCAGTCTGTGGAGATGCTTCGGCAGCGCCACGGGGATGGCTTCGCTTCTTACGTAGACAAGCGTGCAGCTGAGCTGAATATCCCTGTGGAGAAGATGGAGGAACTCGCTAAGACTTCTCCGAAAGCTTTCATCGAGCTTGTCTCTCCTGGTGCATCTCGTTCTGCAGCACCCACAACTGGCTCTTATAAGTCTAGCCCAATCGATGCTGATGCAGAGACTGAGGCGATGTTCATCAAGATCAATACACTGCGTTTCCGCAATACCCCTGAGGGTAAAGAGGCTAAGCGTACGTGGGATGATCCTGATTTCCAACGTCGCTACAGGCTGTGGATCCTCGAGCGGTCGAAGGCTAAGGGCTCAATCCAGTAACACTAAGGAAATAAACCATGGCACTTGATAGCTCATGGGGTAATAACCATTTTCATCGCAATGAGATCTTCAACACCCAGTTGAAGGAAGTTCTGCGTGATGAAGTGTTCGCTGAGCAGTGGGTCAACTACATTGGCGATTTCACCGACGGATCTAACTACAAGATCAACTCGGTGGGTGAGCTGACGATTGACCAAATGGCAGAGGCTACCAGCCTGCCTGATCGTCGCCCGGACTCCGGTCAGTTCGTATTTAACATCAACGAATTCGTTGGTGTTAAGACGGCTTTCACGGATGTATTCCTGGAAGACGACTTCATGGCACCGCAGGTTCTGTCGACGCTGCCGGATCGCATGACCCGTGCATTCCAGGAATACCTGGAGTCGCGTGTACTGCATCTGCAAGCTGAACAAACGGCTAATAACCCCAACACCATTAACGGTGCATACCACCGTTTTACCGCGAACGGCTCGAGTGGTGTAATCACCATCCAAGACCTCGCATATGTGAACTATGCTCTGAAGAAGGCTAACGCAGGCAACAACGCTATCGTAGGTATCGTTGACCCGGCGTTCGAATTCAACACGAACATCAGCTCGCAGGTGGTAACGTCCGATAACCCGATGTACGAAGGTATCATCAATACGGGTATCGGTACGGGGTACCGTTTCATTCGTAACATCTACGGTATCGACCTTTATACGTCGAACTACCTCGACACTCTTACCTCGGCTGAAGCGTCTCTGACCGACTACCAGGGTAACACCACGTCGGGTGCTGTAGGTTACAAAGCCAACGTTTTCTTCTCCGCATCGGATCGTATGAACCTGCCCTTCATTGGTGCATGGCGTCGTCGTCCCACGATCAAGTCGTGGCGGGATGAAGACAAGGAGACTGAATACCATCAGATGTCCGCACGTTTCGGCCTCGCGCTGTATCGTCCGGAGACTCTGGTTGTTATGATGTCTTCGACCACCCTGGCTTAATAGGAGGCTAATCATGGCACGTGCATCTACGTGGACTAATAGCGACGGCCTTCAAGTAGGGTTCGGTCAACTTGACTCGGAATACCAGTACGCTGGTACCGTCCGTACGCAAGGCAACGAAGAGATGATCACCCTTTCGATCAAGGCTTCCGAGATGCCCCTTTACGAGGGCTCGGCAGTACCGTCGAAAGCGATTGCTATTCCTGCTGGCTCGTACATCACGAAGGCTACTCTGAACGTAACGACTTCGTTTGCTGACGCTGACGCTAACCCGACGATGACCATTGGTCTCGTTAATAGCGCCGGTACGGCAATCGACATCGACGGCCTGTTTGCTGGTCTGACGGAGGCCTCTGGCCAACTGACGGCTCCGCAAGTAGTCGAAGGTGATGTCGGCACGTACGGTGGCGCTCTCGTGAACGGAACGGATCACATTGGTACGGCTGATGGTTACATCACTGCCGACCTGGATACTGGCGCTTGGGATAGCGGTGAAGCTCTCCTGACTGTATGGTACCTGAAGCCGATGCCGTCGGTAACGCCGGCTGATCCGATCACTACGATCGTAGGCTCCCTGTAATAGGGTAATGGCTAACGGGGGCGCTCGTCTAGAGCCTTGGGTCGTAAAGACTGCCCCCGACCATTTAGAGAATTAATATGGCTGAACACGCTGACCTCACCGGAGCCTCGCTCCACGAATGTAAACTGATTGACGCAGCTGGGACTGGCGATGCTGGTAAGGTTATCACTCCTTCGGCTGCAGACGCTGGCGTAGGCGTCTTGAGGAACCTCACTGAGAGTGAGATCTCTAGCAAAACGTACGCACTCACTGTAGAACTTGATGATATCTCTGCTGCTTCTGTAGCTCGTGTGGTAGTACCCTTCGCTGGTACTCTAACAG